GAAAATGAACAGGCACCCGCGCTTCCAAGTAGAACTGTTTGAACGCGGAAATAGGTTGTAGTTCTAACAGTGCAAAATGCTGTATAGTCATTTCCCGGAGTAGCTGGTGTGACATTTACCGCATAGTTAGTACTCGGCATCGGTGTCACAAAGTTGCACTGATAAGCACCGGTACCAACACTAACAACATCAGCAATGTTGAAAGAAGCCAAGTTGTCAGTATTAGAATCAGCTAAGACCCAGGCATCTGCGCCAGTGCCGCCTTTTGGTGGTAGGGCATTTGTTGCGAAGATGGCGAAGGAGAAAGCTACGTCCGACTTGGAACTCGGGCTTGAATAAGTCTCAATTAAAGCACCAGTTGCTGTTTTGCTTACTACTCTTATTAAACTTGTTAAACCTCCGAAAGTTATGCTGTAATTGGAGCTCGGCATCGAGGTTTGAAATGTAACCTGATATGTGCCAGTTCCAGTTTTAGTTACTGAAGCAACGTTTAGTGCTGATAAAACAGCTCCAGCTGATGAGACATCACCCCAAGCAGAAGCACCGCTGTAGTTGATGACATCACCGGAGGTAGTTAGTGAGACTTCTGCTGGTTCTTCGTCGTAGACGACAAAATCAAAAGAGCCTGGAGTTGAAGAACCGGCAACATTCTCCTGAAAAAATAGTAAACGAAACCCGGTAGTAGTTTTGACGCCTAAATTTAGATTAGTCTCGAATCCACTGGTATTCCATACAGATAGTCCAGTGACAATATAGTTAGTGTCAGTTCTGGGCGTATCAAAAGTGATCTCATAGTTACCTTGACTAAGCAATGCGGATGTAAATCCAAATCCACGTATTTTGTTCCCCGAGAAGTTTACCGACCCAGCCGCCTTAGCCGTACCGTAGATGTTGGTGTTAGTTGCTGTACCAGTGCCACCGCCACCTTCAAATCCAGGTAAACTTACCGCCCCACCAGATAGATTAGTTATAGTATCAACGTTAAGTCTACTCATTACACTAAAATTATTATATTATTATTTATCAGGTGTATAATCTATGTTTTGTGTTGGACTATAGACCTTACTATCAAAGAATAGTTCAGTCTCTTCATTAAACCCAAAGTCATCATCGGGACCAGCGTCAGCTGGGTCAGGTGTGACGGTATATCTAACTTCTCTAACAGGAGGTCTCTTATGAGTTGTATGATAATCAACCTGAACCTTCCTAATAAGACCATCACCAGTCTCATCAAGAGGACCGAATAGGTAAGTTTTAGCCGTAAAGCTTAATGTATACAATAAGATACGACGACTAGCGAAGTCACCTTCATAATCATCAGTAAAATTGATTGAGTTTAGTACAATAGGAATATCTCTCTTCTCACCAACCTCTTCTAATAGATCAACTGTCGTTGTATATGCTGGCTGAAAGTATGGAAGAATCTGTTCTACAATCTGTAAACAATCTTCATTAAGCTTAGCCATAACGGTAAGCTCATATTCAACATTATACGGAACAGGTAAGTATACTTTCTGTAACTTTTCACCCCGATCAGTGGTCTTAAATGTCTGTGTTGGCTTGGTTTTTCTAGTCGCATCATAAGAAATCCCAGTCATCTCAAAGGACATTCTAGGTAGAGTGATCTGTGTTGGCTGATCCAACTCACCCATTTGATTCAATCTAGCCAAAAACTTTTGAGTAGGTCCATAGCCAAGACCTACCTTCATAACATTGATTGTTTTATCAGCGTTATTTACTTTTTGGATTTGGATATTATTAAAGAGATTACCAAAAGCAACGGTAGTCTTCTTAAATATTCCGTGATAGAAATATTCACCCACAGCAATAAACAGTATCAGTATACTTTATTTATTCGCCAAATGGATTATCAGATGAGAAGTAATCTTGGTTGGGGTCAAAGAACTGGTTATACTCACTTGTATCTACAACCACATCAGCTTCCTCTTGGATTCCATCATTCTGACTGAAACCATCTGCTGGGGTCTGATCTGAATTGAAGTTTTTCAATGAATACCTAGCACCGCTCTTCTCACCTTCAATAATCTCACCTGGCTGGAAATTAACAAAGTTCTTCTCTGGGTCAAGGTTAGTAACTTCTAATTGACAAGTAATAGCATTCCAACCACGAACACGTGCCTGCATACCAGATTCTTTACCTATAATAATCTCATTGTAAAGGTAAGCACCTTCACCAGAAGTTGCTGGGGCAGATACTACAACATTAATATCATCTTTTAGATCAGCACCAGGATTTTTAATGATTGCGGATACAATTTTTTCTCCGTCAGTCAATGCTAAACCTTCGGCTACTGGGTTATTATCTTTATCATATACAATAATCGCAGCATCTTCGGGATAACCAGCACCAGCATTAGTAACCTCAAAATCAATAATACCTAAAGATTCTGTATTGATTGTTGCCCTAATAATCGAACCTTCACCACCTCCACCTACAGCAATTGCTTCTGGGTCTTCAATATAACCAGAACCACTACTGAATGTAACTAGTTGCTTAATAGCTGGCTCAATAATATTTGAGTCTGCTTTAGTTAATAATGCGACAACATTAGGCTCAACCCCACCTTCTGGGGGTGGAGTGATATAGATTGAAGGAGTTTCTCTGAAGTTATTACCTTCATTTAATATAATCAACTCTCTAATGTAACCAGTACCCAAATTAGCAGTAACCTCTGCCCTATTACTTAATGGTATTAGATTTAGTGTATTGATGAAACCTTTATTAATGATGGTAGTATCAATCTCATCAATAGAAGTATTGAGAATTTCATCTTCATATTCAAATAGCTCACACTGCAATTCGTAGGTATATCCTGTACCTAGCTGATAGAATGGCTGTTCGTGCTCTACATATTTGATTTCAAAAAGTCTTCTGCCTAGTGGGAAATAGATTAAGTCCCCTTCTCTAGGTCTTTGAATTGTTTGAAGTGCGCCATCATCGGCAGCAGAATTCATAAGATATAGCATCCTAGAATTCAAGAAAGGAGCAATATAATTCTCATATCGCTCTCTTGATAAGGTCAAGGTAATCTCGTCTTTAACTTGGATACCAAATTTAGACATAATATCACCTTGACCGCCGTAGCCATCAAAGTTGTTGAGGTAAGCCTCAATAATAAAGTAAGATCTGAAGGCAGAGGAAGTTACCTCCCTCATAATGGTCGCCTCCCTAACAAAATTACGGGGAATGTAATATACATCCATACCATACATTCGGATCTGCTCATTAATGAGATCCTGTTGTAGGTTTTGCTCTTGAGTAGAGCCGTGTAAAAAGAAAGGATTGACGACCATTGTAATTAACCGACGAAATCTAGGGGTGGTAGTTCATATGCGCTAGACATATCTCGCTTGATTTCTTCAAGCTCTCTAACGCCATCATCATATAACTGTCTTCCATTCATCTCAACTCCACCAGGTAGTTTGGTACCAGTGAATTTAATTAGGTTCTGACCCCACTGCTTCTTGATAGCAGAAACTAGATACTTTTTGACCCAACTATCGTTGTAGATCTCACAGAAATGCTCTGGATCTAGTGCTCTGTAACAATCAACAATAATCACACTACCCGCCGAAAGTCTGTTCCAGTTAACATCTAGGTACAGACGATTTTGGCGTTTGTTGAAGCGGATGATTGATGGTGGGTTGGCTAGGAAATCATAAGTAGATCTCCACATTTCAGCCATATAAAGGGTAACCATTCCCCCATTACCAAATCCACCCATACCGCCGAGGTATCCATATCCATCCATCCCATAATAGGATGCTCCTGGACCCAAGATACCACCACCAGTATAGTATCCACTACCACCACCAGTCGCACTAGGGGGAGTGAATACTTTCTCAATACCAACAATATGGTCTGGTATTTGGATATAGTTTGAGTTTTCTACAAACTTATCTACAGTAGCACCAGTGGCTCCTGGATAAGTCTGGGAAGCAGTACTAATACCTGCCTGGAAGAATGGGTTGTAATCAGTACCCCTCATAATATCTTCTTCGGTAAATTCATACTTTAGATAAGTACGAATAACCCCATCGTAGTGCCTCTCCTGGAAGTGCTGGATGGTATCATCAAGAATATCATCGAGTTGCTCATCAGCAACGTTAATCTCCAATACAGGGGCACCTAGACGCCTTAGGGCATACTCTACAAGCTCTTGCCTTGTACTTGGCTTAGCCATCAGAAGAAACCTCCATCTAGAGTGTCTGTAAATGCTGTATTTTTGGTTACAGGATCAACAGTGAGGATACAAGATGATGTGCTTAGCTGGCACGATTCCACTTTCTGACTAAAAACTTCACCATTCCACACAGGAACAGATCCGTCTTGGATACCATTAAAGTCGGTATCAGTTAGACCCTCTAGTGAAGATGGAACTCCATTAGAAAGAACACGGACAACATTTCTTTGTCCAATTTGATCGAGTAGATTTGCCATCAGAAAGACCTCTCGTTATCTTTACTAGATGGGTTAGTTTGTACCCACTGTGAGCTATCTTGATCGGTGTAGTAGATGTACATACGACCTTCGTGAGTATTCCACCAGAGATTTCCTTCGATTGGATTTTCTGGGGGATTTGGACCAACAGCAACTGGTGGAGTTGATGGTGGAATAATTCCTGAATGCATGTCTGTTACTCCTGGATTTACTAGAGCCATGCCCTCAACAGCTCGATAAATTTTACCGTCTGTATTATTAATCAATATGACATCATATACATATCTACCCTCCCTGAGGACAGATGTTTGGGCGGCGGTGAGTCTAATGATAATTTCACCTGACTTTGGTTTTAGAATGGAGACATCGAATCCCACTCCAAATTTAGCACCAGAATGCTTTCTCAACTGACTTACACCTCTAAATTGGGTTAAGTTAATTGGAATAGCAGTTCCAGCGTCGTCCAACTTAAAGCTAGCCGAAAAGTCAGTACCTTGATCAATAGTAATATTTGATACGTAGGCACTAGCCATGGAAGTTAAGTTAATTCTATACTATTTCTATTTATGAATAATTTGTTTTATCAAACATTTAAGTTCTTCAATCTCAGCTTTAGCATTTTCTAGCTCATCACTTAAACATTTTAATGTTTCGTTTTTTGATTTAGAAAGTGCCCTTTTCGTCATATATGCCTCATAGGCATCTTTGTCCGAATTTACAATAGAACCTTTACTAGTCCTGTAGAGGGTGTTATGTCCCTCTACTTTTATTCTTTTATCTTCCATTATGCTAGTGCGATTGCTCGGATATCACTGAGGGAAGGTGGTCTAGCCTCATTGGTTCCACTGAATACAATCTTCAACTGGAAAGCTGAGAACTCAGGGAGGGAATCGATCTCATAAAGATACTCAAGATCCTCAAAACCTGATGGACCAATTA